GGCAGGATTTCTTTTCCTGTCCAGTTACGTTTCGCGCCCCTTTCGGGGGGCATTTGGGGTCTCTCTTGAGACCCCATTAGGGTGGAGTATTTATACTCTGCCTGTCTGACTGCTTAGCACGCAGTCGCAATTCGCAAGAATTTGTGCCATTACTTTTGTCTTTTAGAAGCGTAGCGGCGCATTAAGTGCACCGGCGTGAATCTAATCGTTCTTTAGTATGTCATTTTGCTTCTCTCATGTTTTTCAAACGAGGTTGGCGGTGATGTAGTTTGCCGGACCCACGTAGTCAGTTCATGTTTGATATCTTCGAAGCTGTACTTTGCTTGATTGTGATAATTCACTAAACCCCCCCCCCCCCCTATGATGGTATTTCCATCACCAACACAACTTATTTATGGGAACTTTTGTTTCCTTCAGCTTCCATGCTGTAAATTTATGTTTATTTGTTTGTAAATTAGCTCTTGTATGGAGCCATATTAAAAATTTGTTTTTGTTATTGAATTGTTAGTTCTTATTAAATTTTCGTTAGCTCTGCACGTTAGTATCTTAGTCATTATTCCACGTTTTGGAGTGACCCCTAGATCTTTATTCCTAGTACCCGCTGTAGGCCTTTTTGGAGGCTTGGCTTTTTGGATTGATCGATTTGTGTCACATTATCTTTTGACGGAGAACGCTTATTTGAGGCGATTATTTTATTTGAAAGTCTGGAGACTCTTTATCCCGCTTGGCAGCAGGGAACTGTAGCCCTCTTTGGCGCTTAACCTTTCTATGTATATTGTTTTCTGTTGTACTTTGTTTTCACTGAACCACAAAATTATAAAAATAAGTAGGAGAATTAACTATCCTCCACCCCCCCCCCCCCCCTGATTATGCCGTCGATTATTAATAACATCGACCCCAAGTCTGCCACAGGAACCCAAACTAGCGTTAAATCGCACACTTCATTCGCTCTATTATCTCGCGGCCTTGCCAAGAATGATATGAGAATCATAAATTATGATGAGCGTAAAAAGCAATGTTACTTTGACGTTGCGATTCTAGATCGAAAATTTCGAATTTTCGGTCACCACCGTGGAGAGGATGTATTTAACAGTATTCGTGTGTCTATCAAAGATACTATATTCGGATCTCTTAAATTTGCTATTATGAATGGCCCTCTCTTCGTTCCCAATTGTTCTGAAAGTCTCTTAGGAATTCCCATGCTTGGGGAAACCTTAGTTGTCACTTTTGACAGTTCAGTTAGTAATACTGCTGTTCTGTCGTGGAGTGTACTTTTCGAACGTGCTTGTATGACTGCTGATATGCAGGTGCAAGCAGGAGTTGAAGAAACCGCGGAGTTTACTAATACAGCTGGTGGCAAGGCCTTCCTTACCATGCTTAAGTTGATTAGTAAGCAGCTCGCTGCACTAAACATGCCCGACAGCCAATATTGGATTGATATGTTCAATAATGTTGTAATTGCTTATCGAAGCTTTAAACGGTGTGTGACTTTGATGGATTATATCGATGAGATTCAAAAGTTTTATCGTATCTTTTTAGGTCGTAGTGCAATTAATGATTATTCTTCGTTTTTACAAAATGCGTTGGATGAAATCATTAAAGAGCAAACTGTCCAGGCTGATTCCACTGAAGTCCTACAAAACCTCCGGGAGGCTTTTGATATGGTTACTGGTATCGGTGAAAATGCTACTGTCAAAAAATTGCAGTCTTTGTTTTCCTATGCACTTGTACAAGGATACTTAAAGCATTTTAATATGGAACTGTCAGATGAGGATTATTCAAAGATGGAGCAACGTCAATTGATGAATGCTTTTTCTTCTAAACGAGGATTCTTTTTTGCAGTTTTGGACACTTCCCTTCACATAGCTGAGCGTCTTAACGCTTGGTATATCACTGGTGATTTTGACAACTTCTTACACTCTGAGAAATTGTATGTTGAATGGTTGAAGGAGGCTGATAGGTTATTGAACCTGGCCGCTTTTACTTCTAATTTAACAGCACTTGGTGATGATAGTTTTAAGTTCAAAGCTGATCTTGAAACTGCTCTTGTGAAGGGTAGAGCATATGCTAAATTTACAGGGAAGAGTGCCGGCACAGAGTGTGTCGCCATTCGAAAGAAACTGTGCTCGTTGGAATTGCTCAATAATATTGAGATTACAAAACGAGCAGCACAGATTGAACGTAAAGCACCATTTGGGGTGATTATAGCTGGTCACTCAAGTATTGCTAAATCTGCTTTTACGAAAGTAATTTACAATGCGTATGGTTCTTTGTTTGATCTAGACCGCACAGATGCGGGATGTTATAGCCGAAACTCATTCGATGAGTTTTGGAGTGGATTCAATTCCTCTCAATGGTGTATCCGGATGGATGACATTGCTTTTATGAATCCCGCGAAAGCTACGCAAATCGATAATAGTATTATTGAAATGCTGAACATTATTAATAATGTTCCTTTCGTTCCTAATCAGGCATCTTTGGAAGCTAAAGGCACAACTCCGGTTCTAGCAAAGTTGGTGATCGCGACCACAAATACGTTGGATCTCAATACTAGCGAATACTTTTCGTGTCCATTGGCTGCCAATCGGCGGTTGCCTTATGTAGTGGTTCTCAAGCCTAAAAAAGAATATTTGCATGAAAATCAAATTTTCATAGATCCTGCTAAACTCGCGTGCGAGGATGGCAAATTCCCAGACTTTTGGGAGATTTGTGTGAAGGAGATTGTTCCCGAAATCCGATTGGATAAGAAGGAATATGCAAAGTTCAAGGAAATTGCTGTGTTTGATTGTATTGATGACTTCATTCAGCATTTCTTAAAGGCTGCTAAAGTACATGAGGCGAACCAAACACGTGCTGTGGAGAAAAATTCTGATATGGCCAAGATCGAAGTGTGCAAGGTTTGTTTAAAGCCTCTACCGCACACAGGTTGTATGGAAGTTCAAGCTGGAGAGCTCACTTTCATTGAAACACAATCTGTAGTTGTCTTGTTGTGGTTATTTAGTTTTAAGTGGATAGTTGAAAATGTAGTTTATCATCTGTCTCGCTATGCTGTTGTGCGATACCCCGTATATGCAGCAATAAACCGATTGCCAGCCAATAATAGTGTACGATTGTATGCTAGGTTGGTTGAACTTCGCCACAATGATCGTGTTAAGAAATTGGTCGCAGGTCTAGCTATTGTATCTGGTGCATTTGTAATGTACTATGCAACTCAAGGATCTGCTATTAAGGCCACTGTTCCAATTCCCACTCCAACTACCTCGCGAAAGGCTAAGTTGAAGGGAAAGGAAACGATCATAACCACGTTGGAAGTTGAAGAGATTATTACTGTTCCAGATGAGCCTCTTGGTGTTCAAGCAACTGGGCGTCTTGTTGAGACGCAGTTGGAAAAAGAAACTAAGTGTAATGTTTGGTATAAAGCTGATCCGAAAATCTCAACTTTTGACATGCCCATTGCTTCAATGAGTTTAGCTACAGCAACAAATCATGAAATTCGTGATATTCTTGATAAGAATTGTGTTGCTGTGTGTGTTCGTGCAGGAGGTCATAAGATGACACTACGCGGTATATTCATTGTGGGCCAAAAATTGTTGTTGCCAGCTCATGCATTCAAATTCATGACCACAGAATGTGAGGTTAATGTTATTGATTCAAACATATCCAGTTCACACCACTCCAATTGCTTATTTACTCTGACTAAGAGTCAATTAGTGATTATGAAGGATATGGATCTCTGCATGATTGAAGTTACTGGTTTACCCCCACGCAAAAGCGTCTTGAAATATTTCCTCAAGGAGGAAATTTGCCCTACTAAGGGTTTTGAACTTATGCGTCAAGAGGATGGTACATTGGATATCATTCCATTCTTTAATCTTCGGAAAGAGTGTGGAATGCCAGTGGAGTCTTTGGGTATGGTAACAGACATTTACATGGGTACTAGCGCTAATGAAACAGCTGCTGGTATGTGTGGATCTGTGTGCATTGGAACAACACCACGAGGGCCTGTTATTATGGGAATTCATTTGTTAGGACGTGGCACTCATGTCGGTTTCTTGTGCGTTAAACGCGCGCATGTGGAGTCAATGATGGCTCACAAGAATTTTCGACGTGCTGATGTCCAAGGCTTGGGAACTCCTATTCTCACATGTTCCAAACGCTCTTACGCGATACAAAGTTTGCATCATCGCAGTTTGTTTCGCTACTTGCCAGCAGTGAACGCTAATTTGTATGGAACACTTGATGGGTTTGCAGGGAAACCAAAGTCCAAAGTTTGTGCTACTCCAATGCAAAGTGAGATTTTAACCCACTACAATCGTGAGGTTGCACATGGTGCTCCCGCTCTTGGTGGATATGAGGGTGTTAAACAAAATGTTGCTCCAATGGTTGTTCGCACTAGTACTTATAACAAGTTGTATTTGAAAGATTGTGTGGACGGATTTTCCAATGATCTGATAACGCGCTTGAGTGCTAAGAGCAAGAGTGAATTGATTCCACTTAGCACACATGCTGCTATTAATGGTTTGCCAGGCGTGCAATATATTGATGGTATCAATCGTGCCACTTCCATGGGTTTCCCATTTAATACTACTAAGAAAGAGTTTCTTGAAGAGTTAAAGAGTGAGGAGTATCCAGATGGTGTTACATTTACTAAGGAGATCATGGATGACATTGAGAGGATCAAGGCATCATATGCCAAGGGCTTGAGAGTCTATCCCGTGTTTGCAGGACATGGTAAAGATGAAGCCGTACCATTGGCTAAAGTGTTGTCTAAGAAAATCCGATTGTTTACTGGTTCACCTATAGCATGGAGCGTGGTGGTTCGGGAGAATCTACTTACTTTCGTGCGCTGCGTGCAGAAGAACAAGTTGATTTTTGAGGCTGCTCCTGGATTGGTTTGCCAATCCAATGAGTGGGACCTCTTAAGAGATCATTTAGTTCAGCATGGAGAAGATCAAATTGTGGCCGGAGATTATGGCAAATTTGATAAGCGCATGATTCCTGACTTTATTCTTGCTGCTTTCGATGTAATCATCAATGTTTTGCGTGATGCTGGATGGACAGAAGATGAGCTTCTTGTTATCCAGGGCATAGCATATGATGTGGCATTTCCAGTGTGTAATATTAGTGGAGACTTGGTTGAGTTCTTTGGAACTAATCCATCAGGTCATCCACTTACTGTTATTATCAATTCATTGGTCAACAGTTTGTACATTAGATATGCATATCGAGCATTGAACCCTGCTAAGATAGTATCGGACTTTATTCGATTTGTCGCCCTCATTACGTATGGAGATGACAATTCAATGGGTATTAGTAAGTTACTGGCTTGGTTCAACCACACAACTATTCAGGAGTGTTTGGCTAGCATAGGTGTTGAATACACTATGGCTGACAAAACTTCTGAAAGTATCCCCTATATCAACATTAGTGAAACGTCGTTTCTAAAACGTACGTGGCGCTGGGACGAGGATATGCAATGTCATTTATGTCCTTTGGAGGAAGATTCGATCTTCAAATCACTCACCATGTGGGTGCCATCGGATACGATAGATAAGTATTCACAATTCGTCTTTGTTGTGGGAAGTGCGGTGCAGGAATATTTCTTTTATGGCAAAGAAAAGTTTGAGGAAAAGCGAGGCTTTTTCATGAACTTGCTTAAAGAGGAACCATTCTCCCTTTACGTGACTAAATCAACGTTTCCAACTTATGATCAGTTGGCAGAAAGATTTAGGTTGGCATCTGTTTCGACTATGGAAGTCCAAGGCTTGGATGAGCCTGATACCTTCTCGGAGCGAGTGCCTCGTGTTTGTTGGTTTTTTGAGACAAAGTGTTCTCCAGACTTTCAAGCACATTTTATGCGTACATTTTACATGGCTTTATTAATCCAAGTTGCGTTATATTTTGCTTTTCATTTTTATTGTCTTGCTTATGTATGGTTTGAGAGGAAAAATAAATACACATTTTTCCAATGTTTAGTTCAAGTTTTTGTTGATTCATATTTTTATACTCTTTTAATTCCATTTATTACACAATGTATTTTTTATTTATCGTCCGGTTATGTATTCGCTATCATTTTCGTGTGGTGTCGCCTTTCGCTTCGCCACTATAGATTCTAAGAAGAATCTTATTTAAGCGCTTCCATTTACGCGCACTCATCGAGTAAAGTATCTAAATTTAGCTCCCCCGTGGGCTAGTGGCGTGGAAACCCACACCTTCCTTCGCGTTAAGCCACGCGAGGAATTGTATCTACTGGTTGTTCATTTTTTATCTATTTAATTGTTGTAAGGATGTTGATGTGGTTGCCAGAAATACCACAGCTCAAGGTGAGTGCTTCTCAGCTCCCAAGAGTAAATATAGTGAGTTCGAAGTCCAGTCTGAGGAGACTGGCGACGTTACCAGCGAAGTATTAACATTTGTTGATAATTCAGCGGGCGATGAGGAAAAGGTACAGTATGTTCCTAATCCAATTGCTTCTGCTGATGCCACAGCAAATACAGACTTGGCTCGATTCTTGAGTCGACCAACTCTTATTGATGCTCGAGCATGGACTACAGCCACATCTGTTGGCTACCTGGGTGCTGGAATAGAACCCTGGTATTTATACCTAAATAATAGCGTTATAAAGCAAAAATTGACTAACTATGCCTATCTTAGGGCTAAGTTATGTTTGAAATTTGTGGTTAATGCTACTCCCTTCCACTTCGGATTGTTACGTACCGCCTACGAGCCCAATACCAACGTAGCCAATACTGGTTCACGTAGTACTGTGATTAGAACAAATCCGTCGTCAGACACCCCTTTGCTAATACCCCTATCTCAGCTTCCAGGAGTGTGGATCCATCCCTCTGATAACTCAGGTGGGCATTTGGAATTGCCATTCTTTAAAGCTACGAATTGGCTCTCACTGCAAACTGCAGCAGAAGCTAAAACGATGGGGACATTGAAGTACTTTGTGGCTGCTATCTTAGGAGCTGCTACTGCTACTGCATCAACCTCGATAACGTTGGATACGTTTGCATGGTTGGAGGATGTTGAGTTGAGTGCTGCTACAGCCGAACTCACACTGCAGGCAAAGGATGAGTATGATGGTCCCGTGTCAAGCGTGGCCTCTGCTGTAGCGTCTGTGTCGAAGCGTTTGGAGACAGCACCAGTTATCGGTAAGTTTGCGCGAGCAACTACTATCGGAGCTGGGGCCATAGCTGATATTGCAAGTATGTTCGGATTCACGAATGTGCCAGTAATTAAGGATTATGCGCCAGTTGTAAATATGGCAGGACCCCCTTTGGCGTCTGGTGAAATTGGTGTCCCAGTACACAAATTAACACTAGATCCGAAACAGGAATTGTCAGTTGATCCCACTCTCCATGGGATTGGAAGTGAAGATGAGATGGCTTTATCAACCGTCTTGCAGAAGAAGAGTGTTTTGACACCAATCGGGTGGTCCACAGCTGACACTGTTGGTACCTGTATTTTTACAGCCCGAGTCTCGCCAATGTTGTTTGGGAGACAAGACATTTTTGATGCAGGACTCGTTGCCCGCTCCACCCGTGTTTATCACACACCCATGTCTTACGTGGGTATGATGTTTCAGCATTGGCGTGGAGACGTCATCTTCGACTTCGAGGTTGTGTGCACAAAATTTCATAAAGGTCGCTTGAAAATTTCATGGGACCCAGTTGGAACTGGTGGTGCTACTTCCCTACCGGAGAATGTGGTTTATACTACTATCTTGGACATTGGGGAGAATAATAAAGCATCGCTACGTGTGCCCTTCCACAGTGCCTATGCGTTTTTACGAGCGCGTGGCATCGCAGCAGACAATTGGAATCCCGGAGCAGCTCTCCCAGCTAATCCGGCATATGATAACGGTTTAATTATCGTATCTGTGTTGACTCCCTTGATTTCACCAGTTTCTCCGCAAAACTTAGGCATTATTGTGTCTGTTCATGGAGCCCAGAATTTGGAGCTTGCAAACTTACGCAGTAATCTTGCCGAAGAAGGCTATCCTCCACCATCGTTCTTTGCTGTACAAGCGAAAGATGAAGTGGAGATTGAAGCTCAAGAAGAGACTTTTGGTGACACTGGTTCTCAGCATCCTCATCGGTATGCTTTGAATTTTGGTGAATGCGTTTCCTCATTACGAAGCGTGGCTCATCGTATGTCATTGTATGACATCAGTGCTAGTGGACCAAACGCAGCAACGCGTTTTGTTCTCACTCAAAAGTCCTATTCTCGTCTTCCACCCATGTATGGATACGATCCTAATGGAAGGAGTACGGCTTCAAAGGTCTTGGCAGGTGTCGGTACAGCAGCCTTCAATTTTACACCTACGCACCCTATGACGTACATCGCTATGTTGTATGGTGCATTCCGCGGTAGCACTAACTATTGTGCCAATCCAGGTATGGACTTATATCCATACATTGGTGACATGAGAGTGCAGCGCGTTACGACTGGTACATTAAATTTGTCTAGGCGTATGCGCGTACTTACTACACTCAACACTGGAGTAGCTGCCAGTGTGGCTGCGGAATGGTTGAATAATTGTAACCCGTTGATTGCGGGTGGCGCATTGACCAATAGCCAAGCGGGTGGTCCAATAACATGGAACGCCCCACACATGGGTCCCACTAATTTTAATTTCTGTGATCCTACGTACCTGAATGTTGGAAATCCGACAGATCAGACAGACTTGGAATGTACGACTCTGGAGATTCTTGTTCACCAGGCGACTGCAAACACAACTACCGAACAATTAACCCTCACTTCTTTTGCAGGAAGCGGAGTTGATTGGCATTGTGTTTGGTTGCTTGCGTGTCCAACTCTGGATTACTATGTTACTCGGCCTGCAGGCGCTTAATCAGCGTCTTTTCTGTACCGGCTAAGGTACAACGGCGGCTTTACTTAATAAATATCCCTTGACGGGGACCGCAGAAGGTCTGAGGACTGATAGTAAAGGGCTAGCTCACGCCACGACGCGAGGTGAGTTAGTTATAAATATTTTAGCGCAAAGAAAAACGGGATGTTACAGTCTACCCCGTTCTCCTATATTAGTGGAGTTTTAAAACATGGCCCCTTAGGTCAAAGATTCTTGTGATGGACGTAGTCCTCAGTCTTTGACTGAGGGTGAACCATGAACGAGTTGTAATCTTTAGATCCGTATGGAGCTGTGCAG